GCCATGATCGGATTCTCATCGCGAGGCAGATCGTCGCCGAAGCTGGCGAGCTTCATCGCAAGTCCCAGCGACCGCATCGCGGGCAATGATTGATAAGGTCGCCCCGTCCGTCGGGGCGACATCCGAACACCCAACACATGAGGCAGCGCCAGATGGTCATTTCCAGCTCGGCGTGAGCCACGCGATCGCGCGCGGATCGCGCAAGGCCCAGGTGACCCGCCAGCGCATCTTCAGCGCGATCGTCTCGGTCTGGAAAAGGCTCTTCGCGGGAGACGCCACGACGCCCCCGCTATCGACGATCGGCAGCGGCGTGTCGTTCATGTGCAGCTCGCCCGCGTTCGCGGTCTCGACCTCGGGGTCGGGGCTCAAGGCGCACACGAGCGCGCGCGGCGCGACGCAGATGAGATCGTTGCCGACCGCGCTGCTCGCGAGGACCCCGACGTTCCCGGCCTGCAGGACGAACCGCATGACCATCGCGGCGATGCGCCCGGGCGAGCCGATCAGCAGAAACGGGCCGTTGCCGCCCACCGCAGAGACGGCGTTCACGAGCGTGGCGCAATCCTCGTAGAAGGCTTCGAGAGCGTCGCTGGAATTGCTCGCTGTCGTCGCGGCGGCGCCGTTGCGCAGTCCAGCGGGCGCGGCGGCGGTCGCCGCGTTGCTGCCGAAGAGCGCGACGTCGAGCGCCGCCGCGGCCGATCGCGTCAGCACGTCGCCGACGAGGACCTCGGCGTTGGAGGACTCGACCATCTCGCGCGTCAGGACGCCGATCGCGGCGAGCTTGAAGGGCGCGAGCTGCGCCGCGGTCGAGGCGAGCTGGCGCACCGGGATCGGCGCGCCTTCAGCGACGAAGCCGGCATTGCCGGCGCCGGCGACGAAGCCCGGAGCGCTGACCAGGCCGTAGCGATCGAAAACGAGCACGAGAGCCTGCAAGAGGAGCTGCGCGCCGGCCGCGGTCGGTCCCATGCCTTCCAGGGCGTCGCGAACGACCTTGTGCGCCAGCTCCGCGGCCCACCCGGCGACCGACGTCATGGCCGTCGCTGGCGTCGCGCGGGTGAGGAGCTGTGCCATCAGCCGGTCGGACGGCCAGAGCCGGCTGGCGACCTCGATCGGCGAGCTGCGCGTCGCGAGCGCGACCGCCTGCGCCGTCACGGAACGCCAGAAGATGTTGCCGCCGGGCAGCGGCAACGGCTCTCGGTCGCGGCGCGCTTCGGCGCGGGCGCGGAAGGACGGCTCGACGAGTGTCATGGGGGCTCCGTGGTTCAATCGCCGACGCCGCTTTGCTCGGCTCGGCGGACCTTCTCGGTCTCGTCGCTCAAGGCTTCGATGACGTCCTCGTGCGTCATGTCACCGGCGCCGACGGCATCGAGCGCGAGGATCATCAGCTCGTGCAGCGTGTTCTTGAATTCGTCGAGCGTCATCTCTTCGCTCCTTCGATGTCGAGGTCAGCCTCCCGCTTTGGAAATGGGTGCGGCCTCGCTGCCTTGACCGGTCAAATGATCCGACGACGCGGAGGCGCGCCCGGAGGCAGCTTCTCGTTGTTGGGCTGGCCGCGTCGCCCTCGGAGTAGAAGCGCTCTAGCTAGTGGGTCAGTCCGCTGCGCGCGATTCCGCCGATCAGCTCGCTCGCGATCCAGAGCGCGAGCGCGGCCCATCCGAGATGCCAGAAGCCGACTTGCTGGATGCGCGACTCGATGACCGCGGTGACGAAGGCGAAGACGAGCAGGATCAAACCGAGGTTCTGCATGTGGCTATCCAATCAGTGCTTCGATGTCGATCGGCTTGGCGGTCCTGTCGCGCGCGCGCAGTCCCATCAGCATCGCCAGCGTGACCGCGCCGTCGATGCGAAATCGCGCCTTGCTCTTGTCGATCTTCTGGAACCCGGCCGGATCCATGATCGCCACGGCGTTCGACATGTTCCAATTCAGGACCGGGTTGTTCGGGTGCCGCAGCTTGCCTTCTCCGACCGCGGTCAGCAGCGCGTTCACTGCCGGGCCCATGTCCTTGAACCCTTGGCCCCAAGGCACGAGGCGCAGGCCGTCGCCCGGCTTGTCACCCTCCTCCTGAAAGGCCTGCAGGCCGACGCGGTCGAACTCGCGCAGCAGGTGCCGCATCTGCCAGCGGTCGTACGCGAGCCCGCGCAGCTTGAACCTTTGATTCAGGTTCGCGATGAAGCGCGCGATCACTTCGTGGTCGATGACCTTGCCCGGCGTCGTCAGCAGATGGCCGCTCGCGACCCACTCCGAATAGCGATGATTGCCGGACCCGAAGTCGCGCGCCGAGTGCTCGCGCAGCAGCTCGGCGGGCTTCCAGAAGAACGGCGCGACGCGGCAGGGATCGCTCGCCGAGCCGACGAGCAGCGCGGTCAGGTCGTCGACGCTGGACAGGTCGAGCGCGGCGAAGACCTCTTCGCCCTCGATCAGCTTCGCGTCGCTGCTGCATTCCATCCACACTGCGCGAGAGATCAGCGGCGACGTCGGCGCCACGCGTTGGTTGAGGAGCAAGTTCCGCGTCTTGCTCTCCTCCGCCGGCATTCTCTGCGCCTTGCGGATCGCGGTGACGAGGTCCTCGCGGTCGCGAAACTTGCCCAGCGCGGGATTGGCCTTCGCCCATTGTGCCTCGTCGTCGAGGTCGCAGTCTTCGTCGGCGGCGTAGAGATGGCAGACGATCGAGGGGTCGACGCCCGAGAGGCCGTCGTCGATGAGCTTCGAGAGGATGTGCTCGGGATCATTCGACTGCGTGCTGATCGTTATGAACAGCGGCTCCGCCCGCGCGCCGAAGGACGTGTCGAGGACGTCGTACAGGTCGCGGCTCTTGGCCTGCGCCAGCTCGTCGTAGATCACGACGCTCGGCAAATATCCGTGCTTGGTTCCGGCCTCCGCGCTGACGGCGCGGTAGATCGAGCCGCTCTTGCGCGCGAGCATCGTCTTCGTCGAGGCGATGATCTCGATCTTGGCGCGCAGCTCGGGCTCGAGCTCGACGATCTGGCGCGCGAATTTGAAAACGATCGAGGCTTGGTCGCGGTCGTTCGCCGCGCTGTAAATCTCGCCGTTCGGCACCCACTCGGGCCCGACCAGATGCGCGAGCGCGATGGCCGCGATCAGCGCGGTCTTGCCGTTCTTGCGCGCCACCGAGAGGATCGCTCGGCGGACGGCGCGGCGCCCGTCGGGGTGCGCCGGCTCGTAGATGTCCCGGATGAAATTCTTCTGCCACTTGTCGAGCTTGAACGGCCGGCCCTGGCCGAAGCCACTCGGGACCGTCAGCTTCTCGATGAACGCGATGACCTCTCGCGCGCGCTGCTTCCCTCGGGCGGTCCGCTTAACCGGCGAGAAGGTGGCCGAACTTGCTCGCAGGCGGCTCGGGATCGAACCCGGCGGCAATGCGGGCGCGGGCCGCAGGGGTGAGTCCAAATTCGGCGGCATATCTGACCATGTCGCGCGCGGCGTTCGCGGCGACTTTCACGAGCGGGTTCTGCACGGGGTTGCCGAGCGAGCCCTTGACCATCAGGCCCTTCGTCACCGGGTCGCGGTCGGCCATGCGCTTGAGCGCGCGCTCGGCGTCGGCCCAGCGGCCGTAGGCCTGACAGTAGGCAGCGAGCGACTTGGTGTCGGCGACGGTCAGCAATCGCAAGCGATGCAGCTCCTCGCCGATGCGCTCCCATTCGGCGCGCGCCTCGTCGTTCAGAAAATCGGGCGGCTCCGGGAGCTGGACCGGCACCGCGGGCTTGGGCTCCGGCTTGATCGGCCGCCTGCCGGGATTGCCGCGGATGATCTTGAGCTCGGTCGGGACCGGAGGATTCATTTGAACGTCAACTTCGCTCGCAGCGCGTCGCTCATGCGGCGCGTCAAGGTCACGTACATCTCTTCGCGGAGAATCGGGCGCGTCGACCACCGCCTATAGTTCCGATAGATCGCGAGTTTCCCGCGATATGCTCGCTTGCGCGGCTTGGCGAGCAATTTGGCGACGCGCGCCTGCCCGCGCTCCGCATATCGAGACCGCAGCACCTCGAAGCGCGAATGCGGTCGGACCACGGTGGCAGCCGTGCCCTTAGCGCGGGAGCGCATGGTGAACGGCTTATGTCGATGCAAATCTTCGGCTTGCCATTGCGACATCGTCATGCCGATGTCGACGCGCTTGAAGTGGTCGACCTTGTTGATCATCCCGGTGATCAACTGGAGCGGGCCGCTGACGTCGGCGATGACTTGCAACACGGTTTTCCTCCTGGCCGCCGCGCTCGCGGCAGGTTTCAATGCGCCATGCGCGCGCTGATCGTCGGACAGGCCCCGAGCCGCGACAGTGACCCGGCCGAGCCCTTCTCGGGCGCCTCGGGGGCGCGCCTCGCCGCGCTCTGCGGGCTGACGCACGCCGAATTTTTGTCCGCCTTCGCGCGCGTCAACCTGCTCTCGGCGTTCCCCGGCAAGGCCAGCAAAGGTGATCTGTTTCCGCTCGCGGAGGCGTGCGAGGCCTTCGAAGATTTGCTGCCGCGCTGCCGAGGCCGCGAGGTCGTCCTGCTCGGTCGCAAGGTCGCGCGGGTCGCGGGCCTAGACGCACCGCCGTTCTCATGGGTGGCGCGTCGCGCGTGGTGCCAGCATCCTTCGGGCATCAACATTTGGTGGAACGAAGAGCGCAACGTCCGCGCCGCGCGACGCTTCTGGCGCGATCTCATCCGGCGTGGCTTGCCCCGAATTCCCTCCTGAACTCGGCGCCGTAGTAGCGCGTCGGGTTCTGCACCGCGCGCGCGGCCGCGCCGGCCATCCCGGAAGCGCCCTGGAAAGTTTCCTTCGACCGGCGGACCACCCAGGCGGGGACGAGGCGCTCGGCGGCGCGCTTGAGCGCTCCCTTGCCTGGCGGGCAGTCCTGCTTGCCGAGGTTGAGGACGTGCTCGACCAGGGCACGGCGCATGAACGGCAGGCGGCACTCGACGCCCTTCGCCATGAACGCCTTGTTGCATCGCACGAAGTTGCCGCGCGCCATCTTCTCCAGTTGCGCCACTCGGATCGCGCGCCAGCCGGCATCGTCGGCGCCGCTCGCCTTGATGCACATCGAGCCGTAGCCGCCGAACAGCTCGTCCGCCGCCTCGCCTGACAGGCAGGCCTTGAAGCCGTCGCCGGCGATGGCCTCGGCGAGCGGGAGGCACAGCGCGGCGATCTCGACTTGCGCCTTGCTCGGCAGCTCGATCGCGCGCAGCGCCTCGGCGAGCCGCGCCGTGTCGGGCGGCGGGACAGGCACCTCGACGAGCGGGACCTCCCACTCGGCGCAAAGCCGGCGCGCCGCCGCGAGGTCGGCCGACTTGCCTTCGAGCTTCGCCGTGTAGGCCACGACCTTCGGATTCGCCCGCCGCGCCGCCGCGAGGACGAGCGAGGAGTCGAGCCCGCCCGAGACGAGGCAGCAGACCGGCGCGTCGGCGAACAGCCGCTCGCGGACGCCCGCCTCGATCGCCTCCGCGAGGTCAAGCTTGCCGGCCCGGCGCGGTAGCTCGTACCAGCGCCGCACGCTCGCGGTCGCAAGGTCGAGCACGGTCCCAGGCGGCAGCGGCGCGGAAGGATGCTCGGGCCCGAGGCCCTTCATCTCGGAGCACCAGGCGAAGCCGCGCCCGCGCCTGTGGACGTGCAGCGGGACCTTGCCGAAGCGGTCGCGGGCGAGGACGTGCTCGGCGCGACGCGACCACGCGAAGGTGAACATGCCCTCGAGGCGCGGGAGGGCGCGGGCGACGCCCCAGGTCGAGAGCGCCGCGGCGAGCACCTCGGTGTCGCCGGTGGTCTTGAACGCCGCGCCCTGGCGGCGCAGCTCCTCGCGCAGCTCGGCGTGGTTCCAAATCTCGCCGACGAACGAGAGCAATCCGCCGCCGTAGCGGAACGGCTGCGCGCTCGCGTCGGTCAGGTCGAGGAGCGCGAGGCGGACGTGGCCGTGGATCGCCGCTCCCTCGGTGCCAATGCCAGCGCCGTCGGGCCCGCGGTGCGCGATCAGCTCCAGGCGCGCCGCGACGTCGAAGCCCGGAAGGTCATGCGCGCCGAGCATCCCGCACATCGATCGCCTCCAAGACCGCGCGCACCTGCTCGGCGACGGCGCGCATCATCAGCGGCGGCACCGCGCGGCCGAGCCGCTCCCACTGCTGCGCGTAGGTGCCGGTCAGCTCGAAGTCGTCGGGGAAGGCGCAGACGCGCTTCAGCTCCTCGATGGTGAACTTGCGCGGCTCGGTCGGGTGCACCACCGACGCGATCGTCTCGCCGCCGTGCTGCGCGAGGATGGTCGGCGACGGCTGCTCGGGGTTGGCCCGCTGCAGCGAGAAATAGCGCTCCGACTGTTCGCCCGGCGCGAGCTTGCGCGCTTCCTCCCCGATCGCGAAGCGCGAGATGTCGGGAGCCTCGACCCGCGGCGCGGACGTCATGCAGGCGCGGATCGTGAGCGCGGGGCGGTCGAGGATGTCGACCTCGGAGTCGTAGCGGTCGGACTGCGTCACCTTGAAGTGCTGGTTGTTGGCGCCGTGCGAGCCGGCCGTGATCGCCGGCGCCGGCCGATCGGTGATGTCGCCGACGGTGAAGTTCGGCCAGCCCTTGGCGTCGTGCCGCGCGCTGGTGATCCAGGGAATCGCCTCGCGCACGCTGTAGCGGTACGGGAGCGGCGCCGGGAAGAGCGGCTCGGCGTCGAGGTCCTCGCGCACGCCGAAGAAGATCAGGCGCTGGCGCGTCTGCGGAACGCCGAGCCATTGCGCGTCGAGCATGCGGCTGCGCACCCTGTAGCCGCGCCGCTTCAGCTCGCGCAGTATCTCGAGGAAATATCCCTTGGCGACGCCCTTCGCGAGACCCGAGACGTTCTCGGCGACGAAGACGCGCGGCTTGATGCCGTCGAGCATGCGCGCGAATTCGAAGAACAGGTCGTCGGTGCGCTGCGCCGTGTCGCTGTACTTCTTGACCTTGCCCCAGTGCCGCGCGCGCTTGCCCGCGGTCGAGAACGAGGCGCACGGCGGCGAGCCGTCGAGCACGTCGAGCTCCCCCGCGCGAAGGCCGATCGCGGCGAGGACCTCCTCGGGCTTCACGTCGCGCACGTCGCGCCCGTCGACGATGGTGCCGGGCCGCGCGTTGCACTCGTAGACCTCGCGCGCCGCGTCGACGAACTCGTTCGCCCACAGGACGCGGAAGCCCGCCATGCGATAGCCGAGCGAGGAGCCGCCGCAGCCGGCGAAGGTCGAGCAGACCTTGAAGCCGTTCCACGGCACCGCCGCGACCTCCGCCATCGACGGTACGCGGTACGGCGGCTTGTCGGCGCGCGTCAGCATCACGCCTTCTCGCAGACGAAGCCGGCGA